AACCCATCTACATCAAAGTCTATTTTGCCTACTAATTGAGCAATAGCTGATTTAGAATTATCCTTTAAGCCTTCACCGCTAACAGTTATAATGCTTTTACCGTCTTTAAACTTTACTTTAAGCTCGTAATCAATTCCGTTTTTATCAATTAACACTAAGCCTTCTCCTTTAGCATCTGGCGGTACAGCAGTCTTGCTCCCTAATGCAATTTCTATGAACTGCATAAAAGTAGATTTGCCTACACCATTTTCTGCTTTAACGAATACGTTTTTACCATCTAGGCTTACGTCTATGTCCTTTAATTTCTTGAACTCGTTTATTATTACTCTCTGTACTTTCATATTGTTTTTCCTCTATTTGTTTTTGTTGTGCGATTTGTTCTCTTGTCAAGGAAGCCATTTCTAGCTCCCTTAACTCGAAAAATAATTGTTTACTCATTTGATAATCAAATAGTTAGCTAAAATGGAAGATTATCATTATCGTCTTGATTATCAGCACCAAACCCCGAAGTAAAATTATTGCTAGGTGCAGTAATTTCTTCTCTCGTTCTAGGTGAACCATAAACTGCTTCAGTGTTAGCTAATTTACTAGGCTCGGCAGTAGGTGTAGTAGGAGTTTCTTCTCTAGTGTTGTCTTTCTTTAAGTACACTGCTAAAAATGCTTGTAAGTCATTATCTAAGGCAGCAGCTAAAACATTTGATTCTTCGCCAATATTTACTAGCGAAAACTTAGGAATATGGTAAGCATTAGAACCTTTCTTACAAATTCTAGTGTCTGCTTCCATTTTAACAGCATTACTGTAAACAGTTTTCTTGTTAGCGTTCATAAAGTCCATCCAACCATCTAGTTTGATTTTGTCTTTAGCTCCATCAGCTTTATGGTCGCCACCGCTTAACGATGAGCCAGTCATAAGGAAATTCCCTATTTCTAAACTACCGCTGTCGTCTTTAAAAGCTATATAACAGCTTCTTGAATACTTGCCGCCTTTGGCTTTTACAGCATCTTTAATGTCGGCATACAAGCCTACTTCCATTGTGTTCTTACCGCAACGAACATTTAACTTTTCGCTGTTAGTAAACTTTACTTCATTAGAATAAATACCTTTTTCTTCGGATTCACTGTACCCTGAAATTGTGGTTAATTCATCTAATAATAGGAATGTGAACGGCATTTTTACAGGCACGTTTTCTTTCTTCTCTTTGTCGTAGTATGTTATACTACCATCTTTACCTGACCATCTGAACCAACGCTTAGCTGGGTTTACCGATGTTTCTTCTTGATTACTTCTACTCATTTTTACTTAATTTAATTTACTTGGTTTTTATTGTTTAATTTATCTTTCTAAGATTTCTATTCCATAGTACGCTTCCACGCACTTCTTCTTTAGCCTAAACATTGCGTAAGCTGCTCCTAATTTACTTCCTTTAACGTCTATATGCTGAACAGCACCGCTTGAATAAGTAACCATGTAGTCCAAAATATAAACAAAACATTTAATTCCTTTTATTTCTATTGGGAATTTTACTTGTTCTTCTATTTTGCTTATCGGGTTTTCTTCGTTGGCGTACTTGACTATTGTATCTAGCTTTATTCTGTACTTCATTTCAGCCGTGCTTGCATAAACAGTTCCGTTATAAGTACGTTTCTCTTTAGGATTTACACCGTATTTGTTAGCTTTTGGTTTTACTAACTTCTTGCCTATGCCATCTTCTCCTACATGAACGCCTTTAGCCTTCAAGTCCTCCATAGTCCATTTTTTAGCCATTATGTTTATTCTCTATTAATTCCTTAATGATAATGTACCAACCTATTCCTAACACTATTGCTGCTGCAATAACTACTGATATTATTTGTTCTGTTTCCATAATGCAAAGATAGGTTTTCCACATTTAGTTCCTAATTAATTTCTTTTAATTATTAAATATGACATTTTTGTTTATTTTTGTTGAGAGTTATGAAAGAAACAAAACAAAAATGTAGTGGAGAACATGGCGGCACTAGACTATTATGCAGCCAAAGATTTGATTGCGCTAAATATTGTAAGCATCACACCGAAACAGTATTTGCCTTAAAAGATAAGTGTGAAAGTTTTGAACGTAAGGTTAAGCCTTAAATAATAAGTAAACGCACTACCTCAAGTAATATAATTACGCCCAAAGTTTTTAAGTAAGTTTTTAACTCGCTATTCTTAGCCTTAAGGGCTTTATTTTCTTTTACAATTATAGTATTGGTTTTAATGCAAGTATCGGCTAAGAACATGGTTCTATTAGCTTTTGACACTAATTCTTTATTGATACTATCTTTTGATTCTATAATTACTCTTAATGCTTTTTGTTCAAAAAAACATTTGATAGAGTTCTTAATAGATAGGCTTGTAGAGTCTTGATTCGATTGACCAAAGCCAATATGCGCTGTCAAAACTAAGAGAGTCAATAGCGATAAATGTTTCAATAAGTTTTCCTTTTTCATGCTTAATTTTTGATTCTAATTTTATAATTACTGTATCTGAATGTTTGTTAGCTGCTATTACACTATCAGCTATGTGATTAATGTCATAAACCACTTCTTTGGGTTCTTCGTGTAAACTCTTACAAGTAAAATATCCACCGATAAATGATAGTATAATTACTGTTAATGTTGATACTATAAATGCTTTTATTGTCATTTCTTATTTGTAAATATTGTTAAAAATATATCGAATGTTTTAGGTTTAATAATCACATACCCAAAAAGCACACAGAAAATAGCATATTTTAAATCGTATTTTGTAATTAGTAAAGTCATAACAGAAGCAAGTATTAGCCCAAATGTTTTTACAAACTTAATTACATGACCACCGTTCCAAATAAAAGTCTTTTCCCAATAACTTACTACTCCATCATTATTTCTATCCTTAGTGCCATAAAATGCCTTTTGCGACCAAAATATTTTAGCTGCTTCACTTTTAAAGTAATAGCTAACAGTATCGTAATACCATATTCCCTCGAATATAGCCTCACAGAAACCCGCAAAAGCGTATGCTATAAGTGATATTGATATAAGTAGGATTATCATGGTTTGAAATAAAGTTGGCTCTCTCTTAATCTTCTACGGGTTAATCCTGCTAAAACCTTATTTCCTCCTCTATTCCACTTAGCAAACTCTGCTGCTATTGTTGGGTCGTTAGGGTTAGCGTTTACTTTCTTTAGTAAAGTTGAACTCTTTAGGTTAGCTGCTCCGCAATTATAAGCGAATGAAACTAATGCTGAAAACTGATTCTCGTTAAGAGTATCTACGCAATAAGCATCTATATCTTTCTCATATTGCCCTAATGTGGCTGCTAGGAGCTGTTCTGCTGCCTCTAATGATATGCTTGGGTCGGTTAGTTTAACTTTTCCGCCATGTAAATAGCGAGTATTTCCGTAACCAATAGTACAAATTTTTACTGGGCATAAATATGGTTTAGCACTAAATCCTTCAAACTCTTTTATAAGGTCTAGCCCTGCTTTATTTATTTTCGTTATTTTCATTTCCATTTATTTTAGTAACATACCCACCCAATGCAATTACCGCAGGAATTA